CCTTTCTATAATAGTTGATTGATATTTTATTTTTCGTATCCCAGTATTTTAAACATATCTACCGCCGATTGTTCGTTTCGGTAAACATAATCAACAATATTTCCTTTATCATCACGGTCGATAATAACATGTTTTGGCGAAGGAATCAAACAGTGCTTTATTCCGCCGTAACCGCTGATTGCATCCTGATATGCACCAGTATGAAAGAATCCAAGATATAAGGGCTCTTCGTCATCCTCAGGATAGGATGGCAACAGAACTTCCTGATTCAAGTCTTCAGAATTATAATAATCTGAATGATCGCAGCTAATTCCGCCGATGTTAACCCTTTTGTATTCGTTTTTCCATTTATTATAATCCTGCCTATTTTCGGAGTTTAAATTTAAAGGGGTTCCATCTGATGCTAATTTAGTTTTTTTTGCTTTATTATAATCTAAAATCGTTTTATTGTGAATATTTAAACTATCTTGATATGCTAATAATCTAGGATCATTAGGATTATTAGTAATATATGGTTGCACCTTGCCCCCATCAGCAAATTTTCCCAAAAGTGGAGGTGGTCCCAAAGATTTTAACTCTACATCACTATAAACAGGTACAGGGTCTTTAGAGTTATATACAGTATTTAAATAATTTACATACTCTGGATTTTGATTTAATACATTATCCCTTAAATCCATTATTTGTTTTCCATACAAAGGATTTTTTTTCATATTTATTCCTTCCTTTGGTACAGGAACCCCATAAATTTTTTTCATTTTAAATCCATGATAATCTTTTTCTGTGTCTGGAGTTATTAGTTTTAGACCATTGTATACTTGCAATCTCTTTGCTTCATCTTTTATACCTAACCTATCTGCTTCCTTCATTTTAGTTATATAAGCATTAGTTAATGCTTCTAAATCACTTCTTGATTCAAAGTTCTCTGATACATGACCAAGATTTTCATCTGTTTTTCCAAACTTAGTTTCTTGAAAAGCTATTGCTGCTAAATTTTTAACATCTTCTATTGGTAATTTTTTTCTTTTAGCAGACTCTATTATTCCTTTTAAAACATCTAAATCATATTCTCCAGACGTTATGTCAACATTTGGTCTTATTGGCTGCCCACTTGTAGCTAAAACTTTTCTTTTATCTTCAATTTTAAATGTTTTAGGACTGCTTTTTGCAGGAGCAGATTTAGGTGCTGGTTTATTAGTTTTTTCTGTAAAAAACTCTTTTATGGTATCAATAATTCCTCCATCAGCATATTGATTTATTTCTCCCTCTCCTTGTCCATTGTAAAATTGGGATGCCGCTCCTAAACCTATTGCTGCTGGAGGAACTATTCCAAGAGCTCTTTTATTCATTTCTTTTAATAATCCTTTTTTATCTGTTATACTATTTATAAAAGGAGTCATTGTATTATCTAATTCTGTATCTTTTACATAATTTTTTAAAGCATCGTCTAATTGAGATTTTGTTATTTGGAAATCTTGATTTAAAGGTATTTTGTTTTTAAAAGCAATATAATCTTTTAATTGTGCAGCTCTTTCTCTTATCTCGTTTGAAAAATTATAAAAGTTTGATTTTCCTTTTAAATATTTACTTTTTTTATAAGGTAAATTACTAAAATCAAAATATTTTTGCCAATCTGTTCCTTCTTCTAAACTGTTTGCATAATAATGACCAGTTTCATGTGCAGCAACTCTTGCTTTATTAGCGTTATTAAGATATATAGGAACAGCATTGGGGTCGTATGTCCTACTATTTGGATCTAATTTATCAGCATTTATTGGATGTCTACTTACTTCTGTGGCTGTTCTTCCTCCTGTATTTGCCCCTAATTTTTCTCCAGGATAATCAGAAGCAGGGTTATGTCTTTTTACAGCAGTGGTTAATCTTTCTTCTAAATTAGGAGTAAGTTGTTCATTCCACCCTTTTTTATTTTTTTGAGAAAGTAATCTTTCTGCTCTAGCTTGAACAGCTTCTAATTGAGAAGGATATTTAGAAAAATCAACAACATCATCTACAGAAGAAGTTAAATTATTTGTGCGTTTAAAAAGATTACCTGTACCAGCTAAAGGATTTACTAAATTATTTACAAACTGTCCTGCATTTTGTGTTCCAATTCCAGCTAAAGCACCTACAGTTAAAGGTAATCCTACATTTAATGCTGCATTTCCATACTCTCCTTGGTTAATTAATTCTGGAGTTTGAGCTAATCCTCCAGCCATTCCTCCCACCATATTAAGTGGGTTAATATAGTCATCAAAGAAGTTGTCTTCATTTGAAAATCTATATTTACTTTTCATCCCTTCTCCTATGTCATACAAATCTTTTGCATTTGCAGTTTCTAACATAGATTTCTGATTTAACTCTTCTAGCCTTCTTACATCAGCTATCCTTTTTTCTTTAGCCTTTTGGGATTCATTGGCTTTTTCTCTTAATAACCTGTTAACCATTTCCTTATCATCAGAACTGTTGCCTATTGGACTATTCTTATTATAAGTGTTATCTACCGCAACACGTTTGGTTGGGAGTTTAAAATATTGTTTTAATTTGCCCCCATCTTGGTATTCACTAATAGACAATTCCTCAGAGTAGTTATCTAACCACCCTGAAGAATTAGTTTTATTAAGTTTATTTTTACCTTTAGCCATTAACGCATGGATATATTGTAATTAAGAACTGTAAATTTAAGTATAAATTTTAAATTTTCTAAATCTTTGTTATCTATACTGATTCGATAGTTAAAGAAATTATTCTCAAGCCTATCTACTTGGGTCCAATCCTTAGAAAAACTTACATTGGCATTAGGAACTGGAAAAATATCCCCATTCAAAAAATTAATAGTATCGTCTAACACATAGTTAGCCAAGTTGTTACAATATACAACCCCATTTATTATGTTGTGAAATTGATTATTTAATACAACATTCTCCATGTAATCAGCGTTAATAGGAGTTTTTAAGAAAACTTCCCCACTATGTTGTCTGCTAGTCCAAACCTGTAAACTTGTAGGTACTTCATTGGTAATCAATAGCTGACCGTTAACATTTTTATAGGCATCTATTTTCATACCAACATTATTAAGTGTTGTGTATACTAATGGATGATAGGTAAACACTGCGTCAATTAAAGAAGGGTAGTTAACTCCATAGAATTTTCTATAAGAATTAAAGTTATCTTGATGAATATAAACGTCATAATTATCATTCTGAGTAAAGAAAGTGTCTCTATTCTGAAGATACGCCATTGGTAGATACGAATGGAAAGAATAAAATGCCTTATCTTCTGGGTAATAACTAAGGGTAAATCCGTTTGTTTTATCCGTTAGAAGAAGTCTTTTATGTCTATAATCATATCCAAAATAAATCTCCACTGTGGACAAATCTGGGTTTGATTGAGGTATAATAGGCAAATTAGAGTTTGTAGAAGCCCCATAAGAATTAAAGTATGTATTCCATTGGTTTTTAAAGAAGCTGTTCATACCATAAGTAGAAATAGCATCTAATCTTCCCCCTGACATTAGATTTAATGTTTGGTTTTTTAAGTCTGCAAAGAAATATCCAGTATTATTTTGGAATGAAAATCTTTTATCTTGTAATCCCATATATCCTTCATTAGAAGCAAATAATTCTAGAGATTGACTGGATAATAAATTATTAGTTCCTAAATACACTAGATTATTATCTGCCTGTAATTTTGACTCTAATGTAAGTAATTTCCAAACATTATCTGTGGTATGAGCATAAAGTACTTGGCTTTCTTTAAATAAATTAGTTATCTTTCCTTCTTTATGAGGTAGTGTAATAAAATCATTGGGTAAAAATTTACTATAATTTAATTGACTAATAGATTGATTATCTTTAGAAGAAATTGCAATTCTATTGTCAAATTCAGTATCACACTCACAAGTTTTATATGTAGAATTAATTGGTTTAATAAGATTAAATCTCATGCCATTTAATTCATTATAATCATTATTTAAGTTTATGTTATTATCATGGAAATTTTTATATGCATCATTATATTCTATGAATTCAGTTGCATTAGTTGTACAATTATCATTTTTATCATTGCAAAATAGTTCATAAAAATAAGTATTTAAATAACAGTCTTCTGCATATTCAATTTTTCTAGTGGAAAATAATTTATATTTACCATTAGCTAATTTAGGATAATACACTTCATTAAAAGTAGGTCCTTCATATCTTAAATCTAAATTTACATCAGACTCTGTAACAGTGTTTAATAAAGTTATATTTGCTTTTTGAGCTAAGTATAGATTTAATAAATAAGCCCTATTACTTGTTCCTATTATATTATTTATAGTATATTTAGGGTCAAATTTATCTGCAAATGTAGCACTATTATCATCTATAATAGAATCTTCTAACATTCCTGTAACACCTGTTCTTACAAAAGAAAAAGTATTAATATAACTATCTCCATAAAATCCTATCAAACTGTTTTGACCTGCACATCCCTTTAATCCTGTGTCAATAAAAAACATATCATCAATACTTCCATATTGTCTAGGTAAGTTATTTTTTATGGAACCATAGTAAATATACCCTGTATTACAATCATTTAAAATATTTGTAGAAGTAGCATTGTCTAAATAATTTTCTAAAAAATATTGATCGCTACTTGCAGGCATTTCATTAACTCTAATAGAAATGTTTGTCACTGTTACGGTTGAAGTTCCTACAACCAAAGGAAATGTACCTGTATAAGTTATTTGAGTATTACTCTTTACAATAAAAGTTTGCCCGTTTGAAAAAGGGGATGCTGGATTATTTGTAATAGTTATTGTAGAGCCTATAGTGAAAGAATTGGCATAATCAACTACCCATATTAACCCTGGAGGTGCTGTAAAAGTTTGATTTACCCATGTATCTGCTTTAAAATCTAAAGTAGTATCTATAGGAGTTACTGGTGGTCCACTATAATAAGGACTTTGTTTTTCTAATTGATTTAATGTACTATTCCATTTATATTTATCTCCCGCTAAAAAAGGAACAGTAGGAGGAGACACTGCATTAATAGTAAATATTGTTCCGTTAGGATAATCAGTTATTGTTGTAGGAAAAGATGTAGCGGGAGGAATAGGTACTAATATATCAGATGTTAAAGTTGCTGTCTGCAATCTTACCCCTATTCCAACAATTGTCTTTTCTGTAATACTGTCAGATAAATTAGTACAATTACATTTTTTTGCACTAGAATCTGAGTTAAAATATTGTCTAGAAGTACTTACATCATAGTCAATAGTATTACAACTTAAACCAACTTGAGCCAAAGTAAAAGGAGCACCTATTACTTGTAATGTTGTACTATTTATTACAGTAAATTGTCTACCTACTGGACCAAATACAGAACTAGTATTACAACCCCCTAAATTAGATATTGTTACAATTTGCCCTGGAGATAAAAAGGAATTAACAGGAATATTGACCCATGTAATACTAAATACTGTAAAAGTTTGATTATTAAACTCTTTATAATTTTTATTAAATGATAAGTCTGTAGGGTTATTAAAATCTAAATAAAACCCACTTTCTCTGTAAAAATTAACTAAAGAAAAGTCTGAGTTTAAAATTTTATTAAGAATAACATTATCATTTACATAAGAATAGTTATCGGTACAAATGTTTTTAAATTGATAAATAACTTCTGTTCTATTAAAATAGCCTCTACTTCTATCTAAAGTTCCATCCGCCTTTTGGTCATATCCATAATTATATAAATTATAAACTTGTATTGAAGCAGACCTAAATCTACCATCTTTATCTAAAAATGTAGAAGGGTCATAAGTATTATCTCCTATAGTACTAAACCTATCAGAATTTTGACCTCTAACAGAATCTATATAATAACCTGTTGTATTATATTGTTGTTCTATTTTAACATGATTAACATTAACTCCTAGTTGAGAAGATAATGTATTACCCCCATAAAATATTATACCATTATCATAGTGTTTTCCATACCCACAATTTCTTACAAAATCTTGTATAGGGCTAGATCCTTCAATAGTTCTATCTCTAAGATTTGAAAAATAATCCCACTTAGCTCCAGAATTAACATTATGTTTAGGATAAATATAATCTGTGCCATTAAGATTATTTTTAAACATCTCAACAAACCAACCTTTATCTTGTACTGACTTATTAAAAGTGTCTCTCCTTACATATACAATTCTATATCCTGTAACTTTTACCCCATCTGTTTCTTCTAGTGTAGGAAACTCTATATTCTCTAGTTTTAAACCTAAAGGATAAATTTCTAAATTATCATATTTACTATCAAATCTATTTTTATTATCTTCAATAGCAAAATCATCTATTATATTATTGTGGAAAGGCTCAATAGTAGAGTCTGGCATTTTAAATAATGTAATATTTTTTCCTATTGCTTTTCCAGTGCTAGTATCTACAGGATACATATAATCATTAACATCTAATGACCCTGGAGAAGCTCCACATCTTAATATAACAGGATATTTTTCTTCTGATTCAAAATAACCTAAATAACCCTCAGATCTAATATTGTTAGAATCATTATCTATAGTTCCTGAACAAAAATCTGTTACACTAAGGTCTCCTGCAAAATGATTATATGCAGTTCTTTTTGCTGTATTAACTTCTTTCCAATAAACTCTATCATCTGTACAACATAATTTTGTATCATTTGTCTCAGGTCTAGGACCTCCCGAACCTGTAAATTCAGGAAAAGGAGTATATTGTTTATTTATTAAAGGAAATGCAGCAGATTCTGACATATCTTCAAACTCTAATACAATACCTAACATATAATTTTCATCCCTCATCCAAGACTTATGGTGAATAATATGTTCAGGATTTTTATATCCCTTTGTTCTACTTAAATTAATTCTTCCTGTTACATATTTTACAGAAATTTTATTTGCATATTGTTGATAATCAACATTTCTTTTACCTTTTAATCCTCCTAATAGTAAACTATTATTATAAATTAAACCTGTTTTTGCAGATAAATAAAAAGCTCTTTTAGTTAGAACTTCTGCAATATCTACAGTTTGAATAAAAGTAGTATCTCCTTCATACGTTACTGTAGAAAAAATATTTGTAGGTTGCTTTCTTTTAAAAATAAAAGCAGTGGGCACTCCATTAACTGTTTTTATAAACCCTACGTTAATAAAAGGATATTTAGTGTCTACATTATCAAATTTTAGTACAATACTTTTATTTAAAATTTTAGACTCATTCCCATCAATGTACTCATAGGTACCATTTGTACCATCTTCTATTAAAGGTATATTTTCATTTATTATATAATAATTAGTAGTATTACCATCCTCATCTTCATATTGAATAAAAGGTCTATAAACTCCTGCGTCTACATTATAAGCAGCATTTTCTATAAAACTTACATCACTTAAATTAATACAAGTGTCTGCAGTTTTAAATAACTCTAATTCCTCAACAGGACCATCACCAGGCCCTTCTTTTATAAATTTAGATATATTAATATTTCGCACTCTATTTACTGAGTCCCAAAAAATTAATACAACATCTTCACATTCTGTTTTTGTAAAAGATACAGAATCTATATATATTGAAAAATTTAAACCAGGAGAAGCATATAACTTAGTATAAGTATTTAAATTAGGGTCATATAATCCTATTTCATTTGTGTGCAAGAAGACTACAACTTGATTTAATTGCTTAATCAAGTTAGAATGTAAAACTTTTCCAGGCAACTTGATTCTAAATGCATTAGAATATTCTGTGGTGAGAAAATTCTCATCTCCTTCAGAGGATTCTTTCACCATATTCAAAGCTGCTCTGTAGGTATCTGCAGGCTGTGCTTCTGGAGAAGCGTCATCATTCATACCTTTGGTGAAGGTATAGTTTTTTATATCTTGCAAACTTCTTGTTTTATTATTATTTTGCTCTGCCATAGCTTAACTTATTAATATCTTGTAAATCCGTTATTTATTTTCTGAGATTTTCTTTGATCTAAACCATGATATTCGTTAGGAACCAAAAACTGATTTGTGGCTTCTCCCATAGCCCACATTTCTTCAAATGTCTGAGCATTCATGTCTTCTCTCGCTTTAACTTTCCATTTTGAATATTCTCTATCAGATAGTTGGAAAAAGTTTAAATCAGCCCCGCTTCTGCTCTTTCTATATTGTATATAAGCAAACTTTCTTTCTAACGCAGCAATTAAAGCATTTGTATAACTTCCCATATTTGGAACTAATGGAAGACCATCTTCCCCAATTGGTATTCCCAAATATCCAATTAATAAATCAGCCTCTTTAAAGTCTGTTATAATGTACCCATTATCTATAGTAAAAAAGTGTGAAGGATGTAACTGAATGCCTAATTCTCTATAATTTAACAGTGACACCTCATTTTTTTGAGGTTGCAATACCACCCATTTTCTTGGGTTTGTAGCGTACCATTGTGTAAAATCTTGTACTGTTGCAAACTTGAAACCCTTTGCTTTTTCTAGATTATTGATAAATAAATATCCTGCAGTTTCTATGTAGTTTTGTTCACAATTACAATGTTTATCTTCAGGGCATTTACAAACTCTTTTATACTCCCATGTACAGTTTTCATTACCAGGTTCCTGTCTAATGTACTCTGTCAAGAAAAAAGCTTCTTCTTGAGGTCGTATAGGCTGTGCCAATACATATAAAGACTGTCTAAACCCACAAGGAAGCTGTGCTTTGTAATTTCTTACTTTAAGCTTCTGCACTCTTTCTTTATATTGCTTATAGGTTCCAATGTCGTTATAAGCATCTAAAATCCACTCAGTGAGTAGATCTTCGTTAAAGTTTAATTCTGATACCGCAATTTGTTTCCAGTTTTCAATTACAGTGCTTATAGGTACTAATTCTATATTAATCATCGTTTATTATTTTTTTAGCTAATTCTCTATTTAAAAATCTATATGGTTTAAAAATATAATACTTTGTTCTTATACTTTTTCCCCAAGATATTCTATATCTAACTCTATTTGAATGAAAATTTGTATAGTAAACAGTTTTACCTAATTTTTTTGTCATTCCAAAATCTACTATTTTCTTATCAGATTTATAAGCAGTTAAATAAAATGCCCCTAATCCAGGAAGATTCACTCTATTTTTATATATAAGTCTTTGACCAGCAACTTTAAATATTTCTTCTACAACTCTTTTATAGAGTTGCTTGTCCTCAAATTTGCTATCCTTTGCCGCCTTAGTTAAAGAATAAAAAGATTTTGGTTTATTACTTACCCTTCGCATTAGTATTTAAAGTATCGTCAGTTGTACCATCATTTGTAACATCCTTCTTAAAGAAAGGATATACTTTCAGTATCATTTCATTCATAATAGCGTACATAGTTGTAACCAATCTGCTATCTAAAGGAAACTCTGTATCTAATAAATCACACACTGGTCCACATGTAGCTTTAATTACTTCGTCATCATAAAATAAGCCTTCAATTTTTACCCATTGAGGGCTATCTAAATCTGGTACAAATAAATAGCTGTTTTTAATCAAATATTTAAAATCACTTTCTTCTATAAAAGAATATCTTTTAAATGAATTAGAAGACTCTGATAGTATTCTATTGTAAGTGTCTCCCCTATCATTATACACTTTGTTAATCATGTTATTGATAGTTTCAGGTATAGGGTTTTTTGATTTCAACCATTTGCATCCTGAAGGAAGCTTTTCACAACATTCGTTAGTATCTGCTAATTGTAGCTCCACACATTCTAAAGTTTGTAGAGCTAAATTATAATTAAACCTAGGGTCATTTAATCTATCATATAATAACTTAGCTCTAGCTAACTTCATTAAGTGATAGATATATTTTGTAGGAAAATCTGTGTCATCTGAAGGAAGACCATGGTCTATAGGCACCCTATATCCACTTATAATTTCTCTTATTGTCATAATGTTTTATTTTTAATTATACTTAGCTTCTAACCAATTTTTATAACTTGTTGCAAAAATTTGATAAGGCATATTTCTAAATTGGCATAAAGGATGGGAAATAAAGTATCTATAAATTGATATTAGATTTATACTGTTTTCTCCCATATCAACATTGGTTTGGTTGTTATTTATAGTACCTCCTGTAGAATAAAAAAAAGACCCCATACTGTTATATAAATATGTGAGTTAACCTTGCCACTTGTCCAAATTCTTTGTGGTGAATAAACCCTTCTATCGCCTTTGGTACTCCTGTATACCCATTTCGATGGTGCCAGCTATCTGAAGCACTAGGGCTTCTTAAACTTTCAATTGTAACTCCTATATGGTCTTTAGCAGTTTTATGGTGCACATGGTGCGTATAAATATATCTATGCTTACAAGTACTCCATTCTTTGCTTTCGTGTGCCATTAATAAAGGTAAATCCCCTTGCTTTGCCCCATCTCCGTGAGTTGTACCTATTAGGTTATTATGATACTTATAATACTTTCTATGTGAAATAGAACAATCAAAAGTAATATTATCACAGTTTCTAAACCAAGTTTTAATAACATCAGCTAAAAAGAAGCCATTAGTATAGTCATGGTTCGATGGGTTAAATGTGAAATGAACATCTGCCACTGGCATTAACATCATTAATACATCTACATACAACTGCTTGGCTACCAAGAAATTAGAATACCACATTCCATCTGTATCTTGAGGAGTACCAGAAGTAGTCATTCTTTTTGGATTATCAGTGTGCAAAATATCATTTCCTGCTACAAAAACAATTTGGTCTATATTAAATCCTGATGTTTTATCTAAAATGCCTTGTACGCCTTTTAAAACTCTTTCTACCGCAATATTTACATTATATTCATCTCCTGTTTCAAAAGCCATTGCTAATTTACCCACATGCACATCCGCTGGGGAGATTACTAGTAAATGCCCTTCCTTAGAAGGAGTTCTTTTTATGACAGGAAAAGAAGGAGAAAAACTTTGTAAATCTTCTATTAGTTCATTATAGAAGCCATCCTCTTCTTTTTTCTTATATAAAGGGTTAGTGAAGAACATTGAGGCATCTTGTGTTTTTAACCACCCATGCTTTACGTCTTCCACATCTAATCCTAGTTTTTTACTTTCTTGGTAGATGGCATTGAGTTCTTTAACTGTATCTACCATTTCCGTAGGAACCCATACATTAGTCCCTTCATTTATTTTTTCTTTTACAAAAGAATTTTTTCCTGAGTGTTTGAGTAAAAAATTTAATTCTTCTGGACAAAGGTTAAACCCTTCTCTGTTAAGTCTTTTAAGTAAAGTTTTCTTACTCGGTCTTCCAAATTGTAGATAATTTTGATTATTTTCTCTCCAACTTAAAAATCTATTTATTGTTTTTTGTGCTACCATTATTATATTTTTTATGCAAAAGTAATGCTTTTTTTATTTATTGCACATAATTTTTCACAAAAGTAAAAAAAAATTATGATTTTATTAGTTTTTATAAAAAAATACCCCTTGCTCAAAGGGAATCAGCAAGGGGTATCCGATAGAATTGCTCTATCTTTATATTTATCTCACGCAAAGATACTTCTTTTTTTTTAATTCAAAGAAAAAAATGTATTTTTTGTGATTTTTTTTGGGCATAGTTAGAGCATATTAATAGTACTAAAGATTATAGTATATTATTTAAAGAAATAGAGGGTTCTCCCGAGAAAAAAAATCTAGGAAATCAGAATATACTTTGCAATAAACGCATTTATCTTGTTTCTATTGGTAAGTTCGTTCATAAATTTCCATATACATCTCTGTACTTAGGAATATTTACTATCGTGTATTTTAATAGGAAACTGGGAAGCCCAGTTCTTACGTCATTGATCCTATTTTTTCCTCTCCTATCCCTGAAGGTATCTGAATTGTTAATCCTCGGAGGTCCTTACTTATTTAAAACTATCTAGTGAAATCTTATGAACCAGGGTTTCCCCTCAAACGTCAGGCACTAGAAATTTGTCTCAGTGAGATAAATTTGGCACAAATATACAACATTTATTTTATTTGTCAATAGCTTTATTTTATCTTTAGTCCAAAAGCAATACCAACACCAGGTTGTATTCCTTGTGGAGTAAAGGATAGGGTTGGGCCAGCTATTAAAGAAAATTTATTTCTTGCCTGTAAATATTGTATATGTTTCACTCTAACTGTGTCTCTCACAAGAAGGGTTTTGATTAAAGTATCTGATTTAACTATTACTTTATCACAGTTTGTAAGAGATGTTTTTAGGGCTACTACTAAGCTATCACAAACAGAATCTTTGCCTGCAATGTATCTTTCGTCTATCTTATATACAATCTCTTTAGATTTAATGTAATGGTCTTTTACCACATCTCTTTCTACTATCAAGGTGTCTACTTTTCTAGACAAACTGTCTTCTAGTCTTTGTATAATAGCTTCGTTTTGAACAAACTTATCATGTGATAGCCACATATATACTCCTAGTAAAATAATAAGAATTATAAATATGTATTTCATTATTTAACGTATGTATAATATTTAAAGGTTTTTTCTTCTCTATCGATTATTCCGTGAGTTCCACCATTTATTCTTTTAGTAAGGGCTAAAATAGTTTCTTTGGTTACACCTTTATCACATATATCCCAAAGTTTGTTTTTATCAAAAAAGAATTTAGCAGACTCAAAAGAAAGCTCACCTGCAACTAAGTCAGGGTTATTCATAATATCAGGGTTATTCAAATAATCTGAAAATGCTTGATAGTTTGATTTACCAGTTAATTGAAGAGCTCCTCTTCCTCTAAATTTCCAGCCATCTCCTGATGCTTCGTCACCATTTCCCATTCTAGAAGAATAAACTTTGTTAGCAATTTTTTCAGGGTTTCTAGCATACTTAGGGGCAGTGGCCGCTGTAAAGTATTTGCCAAAGATTTTTACCAATCCGTCAGCAGAATAGTTTAAGTTTTCAGAGAACGCTTTAAAGTTTCCAGACTCATGTGCTGTTTGTGCAAAAAAGTGTGCAGCTCTCTCAGGTGTAAACCCATAAAAAGCCATAGCAGCTTTCATTGTTCCAGGGCCAAACGCTCCATCAGCAGTTACCCCAATTTTTTCTTGTAATTTACTCAGACTCATTTTCTTCGTTTTTGTTAGTTTTAATAATATTAGTAATTTTTTCTGTTGCAGCAATTCCAAATGAACCTAATACAAGCACTTCAAATGCTGTAAATATAAATTCATTTACAATCAGCTCTTTGCCTAAATATCCTGTTACAATGTCTACCACTGCAAATAAAGACATCATGATGAAAGCTAAAAATCCTATTACAGATTTTTCATTAATTGAATTGTCATCGCAAAACATTTCTCTTAGGAATTTCATAGTTTTTTATTTTTTTTTTAGAATTAAATTATATTATTTCTACGTTATAGCCTAAAGAAATATATACTTCTTTGGCATATTTTTCAGCACTTTCAATACTTTGAGTTTCAGTTTCTAAAATTTCAACATTAAATGTACCTTGCTGAACATTAGTAAATAAATTGCCTGCACCTGTTTTAAAAGCTAATTTGCTTGCATAAGTACCTACAGCAATTTCTAATTTTTTACCATCAGCTCTACCCGCAAATTCAATTCTACCATAAACTTCTGGAATTTGAATTTCTGTCCCTTGAATTGTAATTGGGGTTTCTTCTGTTGATTTAATTAATAATCCCATTTTATTTTAATTTTTATTATTTATATTAAATTTGCAAGTCCTAGATTACTTAAAAAAGTTGCAATTTCTGCATTTGTAGGATTTGTAGGTAAATTTTGTCTGTATAGTTTTATAATGCTTCCATTCTCTGTACGAAAATGTGGAGCAGCATTTCCTGCTGTTATGTCTGCTGAATATTGTTGGAATGAGTCTGTATTTATTGTATATGTTATTCCTGTTGTATTAAATAATAATAAAGAATTTTCAGGAGTTAACCACATTTGTCTGTTACCTGTTGTAATTGAAGGTAAAGTAGCTGTACTAAATGCTCCATCACCTGATTGGTTACCTTTAAACCACTGAAATCCTGCTGAATATATACCATTTAATCCCCATTTTGTACTATCAACAACAAAGTGGATTTTATTTTGTACATTTGTAAAGGTACCTGCTCTAATAGTTGACCCAATTATAAAACACCCCTTATTTAATGCTTCCGTATTATCACTTGAATTTGTATTATTTGTAGCTAAATGTGTTCTTGTTATGGATGAAGCAGTTTGTGTTGAAATAGTACGGCTAGATGATGCGTGTGTTATACTAGTATCATGATTTTCTAATCCTATGTTGATTAAATTAGCAGTTACTCTCATTTCTGTTCTTCCTCCAGCTTGAAAAAAAATTCCTGTACCATTTACTTGAATAGTGTCTGCTGTGTTTGCACTATTCCTAACTCTAAATCCTATATCTGTGCTTAGTGCTCCTTGTGCTCTAACATCTAATCTTACATTAGTAGCTGGGGTTGTACCTACTCCTAATCTTTTATTAGTATTATCCCAAAATAAAGCGGAATCTTCTTGAACTACATTTCCAGCTCCCTCAAAAAATATTCTTCCAATAGTTCCCGAAGTAACTGCTGTTGTACCTACTGTAATTCCACCTCCTACTGTAATATTACCCAAACCAAGTAAAGAATCCCCATTAACTGTTTTTATATTAGTTCCGCTTACAAGTAAATCTTGTTTATTGTTTAATGCAGTTTGTGTAGCCGTACTTATGGGTTTATTTGCATCACTTGTATTATCTACATTATTTAAACCTATTGCAGATTTATCTAAAATTTGAAATGTTTTATCTCCTCTCCAATATTCAGAAATAGTACCTTCTGTTATAGCAGGTTCTTTAGTTAATAACCCTGCATTAACTGCATCTACAGTTGGATATTTTATAGAACTAGTAGTTAAGTCATTTTGTTTATTAGCAACATCTTCAGGGATATATTGTAAAGCATCAGTTACATCTAAACTTAATAAATATACATCTCCTTGTCTATTATTAAAAGACCTTACCCCTATTTCTGGAATTTTATTAATCCATGTTTGAGAAGCACTATCATAAGATAACACATCTCCATCTTGTAGATTGTCAAAATTTAAACCTACTAAGTCATCTATATTTGGTGTAGATAAATTATAAAATTTATTATTTTGACTATCCCAACCATAATATTTACCATCTGTTTTAAGATAATAAATATAATATGGTTGCCCAAATTCAGGAAGACTATTTAAGAAATAAACTTGCATCGTCAAATTTTATTTTTTTATAGTTTTTTTTATTTCTTGTGTTCTTATTAAAACTTCTTTTAGGTTTGTCCAAATAGAAAATCCAAATATAGATTTAATATTTTCATCTATACTTTTTGCTTCAACAAAACATAAAGAGAGTGTTATAAATTTAGTTAATAAATAATTGTTTTGATAATGTACTTTTGTAAACTCATTTATTAAGTTATAGTCTATTATAAAAAATGTTATTACTGTTAATTGGTAAAGTAAAAATTTACTTATAATAACACTTGCTTTTCTTGAAGTAACAGATTCCCACCCTTCATTTTTAATAGCCTTTGTAATGCCTAATATAGTGTCTAAAATAATCATAGCTCCGACAGCTAATAATAATCCTGCTATAGGAGAAAAAAAAGTTATTATGGACATTATAAAAGCATTAAAATATTTTCCCATTATTTTTTATATTTAAATTATATAATTTTATTAATTAATAATTAAAAAGGAGGCTCAATTGGTTTCGGTTGGTATTCTATCTTTTCTAAATCTTTTACCCACATAAATTCAGGGTTTACGCAATTATGCATTTCCTCAATAGATATAACCCAATTGTCATTAATGTCTTGTATTGGGTTAAAGTATGAATCTTCGTCAAAAAATTGACCTATTAATAATTCTTTTTGTGTTTCAGTTAATTTATTTACCATCATACGTTTCTGCTTAAATTAGTTTCAAATGTTTCTATTGCTGCTCTTAAATTAGCTTCTTCTGTATCAGTAAGTGAATCTTGAATACTAGCAAATGCTAAATTTGCTAAAGAAAATTCAGTTGTGCCCATATTATTTGAACCTAATAAATAATAATTTGCATTTAAATTAGATTGATTAGTTCCTGTAACAGTTATAGCAGTAGTGCCTGGTCTATAATATTTAAAACTACCTGATACACTTTTACTTAATGTAAAGAAACCTTTTTGTGGTCCAGCAACACTTCTTCCAGATTGTGCAAGACCTAACGTAGAATAATCTAAACCTAAAAATTCAGGATAAAATCTATTAGATACTACTCCAAGACTATTAATTATTCCCATTGGTGAACCTACTATTAATACATTCCTAATGTACATTGAAATAGATTTATTATCATTTCCTAAATGAGTTAAATCATTTAAAAATGTATCTGCATAAGCATTTGACCCATTACTAATTATACCATTAGCATTATGAGTTACTCCTCCAAAAAATTGTAATCTATATGCAGCATTTAAATCTCTAGGGTCTTTTAAATTCCATTTATGAGTACTAGCAGTTCCTCCAACTAAAGGATAAATAGCTTTCATTTTAGTCCAAATACCTGCTGATTTTATTTGAACTACTAAAGTATTAATAGCTCCTGAAATAGTAGGGTCAGTAATTGCAGCAGCAGTTAGGAATGCTTGAGCGTCTGGATCAATAGAAAAAGGTTTTGGCATTAAAGATATTATAGTTCTATAGCTCATATTATGCTTGTGTAGTTACTCCAATTATATCAAATGTGTCATCTGTTGAGTTGTAAACAATACCTAAATAAGTAGTTTTATTTGCAACCGTTGTAGTTGGCAAAGTTACTCCTATAGCTCTATATTTTGTATCGTATGCTATTGACCTTGGAGTTCCATTGTCTTTTATTCTTATTACTAGGTCTTTACCTTGCACCCATGAGCCTGTAGGATTAGCGAGTGTTAATCCAGCAGCTTGAGCTGTTATAACTACTAAATCATTTCCGAATACAGGCGTTACAGTTGCAGAACTTACAAAAAATTGAACACTAGGAGTAGATACAAATCTAGCCCACACCGCAGCTCCTGTACTTGCATCAGAACATACATAAGTAGTATTATCATCTAGTGTCCATAAAGACCCTATTCCATATCCTTTTGTAACATCATCATTTACTGTTGGAGCAGTTGTGAAATTATAAAGTGATTGTCTAATTCCAGTACCATTGCCATCCATTACATAAAGTCTCCCAGCTTCCCACTTTAATTCATAGCCAACTGCACAAATTTGAGCAATACCATTACTTCCTCCAAGTCCTGCATCAATAGTTCCCTCTCTTAATCTTGAACTATTATCAAAAAATAATCCTTGAGTATCATCAAAAACTATATCATTAGCTCCAGATGTATTGCCTACTACTAAAACACTTGATAAGTTTTGACTACCTCCACCACCTGCAGTAACCCAATCTCCCCGTTGATTTAAAACTAAACCTGCATTACCTCCACTAGAAATACCTAAACAATTTTTAATTATACAACAAAAGTTAGCACAACTGCTGTATAATAAATTGTATAGTTTGGTACCTGCTTTGTACCCAAACATTGTTAAAATATCTGCTCTACTTAATCTGTTCATTTATTTAACTTTTTTAATATGTTTTGTTTAATATAAATATATCACTATAAATATTATTACCTGCATTATTGGAACCCCATTGAACAGTTACGTCTAATGTATTGATTATTGTAGTGTCAAAAGTGGTATTATTGATTACATTAAATGCAAATCCTTGAATAGTTGCGTTAGAAGTTTTAGTATAATGAAAACTACCCAAAGAAACAATAGAGGCTACAGTTGCACCGCCTATTTGTCTTATGGTAAAATCAATATTTAAACTCCAAACATCATTCGTTATATTTGATATGGCTTGCACCCCACTATCCAATAATACAACTCCATTTGTTTTAGTTTTTATTCTTATAGTTTGATTGTTTGCTGCGTTTAATACCCCTCCAAAAATAGCTCTAAAACTATCCCCAACTTGAAAACCATTTGCAGGTACACTTAAAGTTCCAACGCCACCGTTAATTAAACTGCTCTCTACACTTGTTCCTGTAATTATTGTACTATTCCCAGTTTGAGAAAATAAACCTGGCATACCCTGTGGTCCCTGTGGTCCCTGTGGTCCTTGAGGGCCAACAAATGAATATGTATTCCAATAAACTCCTAAAGTAGAAGGAGGAATTAATGCATCATTGTTAGCTATACAAATATAATAATTACCAAGATAGTTTACAATATCTCCTATTAAATATTGATTTGTACCTATTCTTGTTGGGTCCCATTCAAATCCTGAAAGTCCTTGTGGGCCTTGTGGACCCTGTGGTCCTTGAGGACCTGAAGCTGGTACCCAGTCTCCTTGTTGATTTAAATATAGAGCTATGTTTCCTGAAGAACTTATCCCTAAGCAATTTTTAATCATGCAACAAAAATTAGCACAACTACTATATAGTAAGTTATATAACTTTCTTCCTGCTTTATACCCAAAAAGGTCTATAATTTTTTGCTTAGTCATTATTTATTTATTATTAGCATTGTCCAACCCATTGAATAGGAATAGCTTGTATATGTTGTGGTACAACACTGAAACTTTGAAGATCATTATTTATAGTACTTCCTGTAAAAGAACCTGTCGCACTTCCACTAAAAGTATGTGAATGCAACCCAGAACAACCAATATTTCCACTAGGGGCATCACAACCACTATCACATCTATCTGTTCCTCTTACCTCTAGTTCATTTCCATAACCTGACTGTCCATAGACATTTGGGTTGTCTCCAACAGGACAATCTGTATTTACTATAAATTGATCTTCTACTAAATAACTTTTATGTCCATGTTTACCTGCCTCATTAGTAGTTCCCGTAACAGTAAAATTAGCATTAGTAGTAAAAGATACTGGAGGAATATTACTATCATCTAAAGTTACTGAATTATTTCCACTTGGGGTTGTAATTGCACTAGGACCATACTTTATAAATGGAAATATTAGATTATTAGTATCTATAACTTTTATAGTGCCATTATTTCCATTTGCAATTGCCCATCCCGCCATTGGCGTATTAGGTAGCCCTAAACCTGATGGAGAAAAATCTGTAAGTAATCCAAAATAAGGAAGAATAGTTTTTGGGGGAACTAATCCACTTACGTTAAAAGTCTTTGAACTAGGGGTTTCAGTTAAAGTAACTCTAGTGGGGTCACAAGCAGTTACAGTAACAGGCTTTGTTAAATTTAAATTATCTACTTGAATTTGTAAAGCAGTTAATTGAGTATTTAATGTTTGTAGCTGAGTACAATAAGCAGACTCAGTGTCTAAAATACTTTGTAGTACTGTTAATAAAGAAGTTTTAGTTAAATTAATACAAGGACTATTTTCTACTAAACTTGACATATCTAATTGACTTTGGATTAATCCAATGCAATTATCAAACTTAGCAATTACAGATGTAAGTAATTCCCCATTAGTAATAGTATTACCATTACAAATAACTAAATCTGGACCTGAATATTGAATTAATCCAGTATTGCTTTCTAAAGGGTTACAGTCTACACACATATTTTTTTATTTAATTAATTAAAAAGTACAGAAAGTAGTATTGTTAAAATTACTTAGAGCCAAATTAGTAACAGTAATTGTACTTGTTTTTATAGAATTGTCAAAAGCGTCATTTGGGTCTACTTTACATGGGGTATTAGCTTCCAATACCACTATCTCTAAATCAACTGTTGAATCAATAGTTGGATTAGCCACTGTTTTATCGTGATAAGTTCCTCCAGGATTTTTATCTACATTTATATACCATAATCCTTGGGAACCATTATAAGTAGCCCAAACACTATTTGGAGTATTTGCTCCCCAAGTTAAAGGCTCATTTGAACCCACTACAGTTATAGATTGGATTGTCTTTAATGCTTGCCATCTAATATTAGACCCTCCTTGAGTAGCAATACAGCTATCTGAAAAAACTACAGGTGTTGCAAAGTATGTAGTTAAATCTTTGTAGCATCCTACATATCCTGTTCCAACACTTCCATTTAAAAATGTTTGTCCTCCAGTATTTTGAGCACCTTGCCATAAATAAATTTGAGCAGTTGCCCCACTTGTATTATTACAACCTACTGAATTACTATATCTTCTAAAATTATCTGCAAAGAAATACTCAGTATATAATGAGAAAGAAAAAGGTGTACTATCTGAACATTTTTGAACCTCTATATTAACTCCCCCTAGTCCAGAAGATTTAGCTTGTAAAACATTTGTAGGGTCTTTATCTACAACCATTGCCCAGCCATTTAATGTTTGGCTATAAGTATTTCCTCCAAAATTAGAAGGGTATGCATTTGAAAAAGTAGCGTTGTTTAAATATACAAAAGATACATTAGCAGTATTTGTTCCTACAACTTTTACAGAATGTATTTTAGAATAATATTCTGTTTTAGTTGACCCTCCTCCAGGATTGTAAACTTCATTACATCCGCAATGAAATTTAATTGGGATTACCCACTGAGTAGTGGAAAAACTTAACATATCTTCTGGTCCAACCTCATAAGAAATATAAGGATCTGAACTTGGATAATAAGAAGTAACCTCTGAAGGGCAACCACAACAAGTTTTATCAAATTCTGTAAGAGCTTCTAATCCCTTATTTATACATTTTTCTGCCATTTTTTTTATTTTTCGTCACAGTCGTTCCAACAGATTCTTAAATTTATAGTTGAATTAGGGTTAATGTCCGCACAGGTTTTATCTACAGTAAGGTACCAAATTCCATCTCTAACTACAGTAGTATAAGTACAACCCGTAGATGATGTTACTGTTATAGAACTAACTTTTAATACTTTACCCGCACAAGTGAATACGTTTGGAATAACTGCTTCATACTTACTTAAAAAAGGATTAGTTTCAGACCAACATAAATCATTTATATTTATACTATAATCGGCTTCATTAATATCATCACAATCAACACATGGTACGCATTCTGAAAGCTCACAAGGAATTGTCAATGTACTATAAAACAAAGTTGGGTCTCCATTGCAATCATCTATGTTTGAAGTTAATTGTAGTTCAATTCCACAAATTTCTGAAATGTCATTAGTTGAAAATTCTATTCTGTATCCTGCTCCATAAGTAGTTATTGTTCCTATTTGAACTCCATTTTTTATTACAGATGCTACAACTCCGATAGTATTTGTCCAACCTGGACAATTTATTGTATAGTCAGCTAGTATGGTAATACCCTCTAGGATTTCATAACAATCAGCTATTGTTACAGTGAAAGCATTTTCTTCTGGACAATCTGCACAACACTCATTTATGTCATTTTTTCCAAAAGTTCCTGAATAATTTTTAGAAACTCCGCAAACTGTATACCCAAATATGACACTAATCATGCCTACTGGCCAAGAACTTTCAGATGAAAGAATATGCCACTTATTGTCTATTTTTACAAATTTTAGTATATTTGAGGTACCCAATGTATTATCAGTGACTACTGCTCCTTCAAAATCAATATCATTTACATTTACACATCCATTAGATGTAATAGTAACTTCTACTGCACCACCAACTATACCTTCATCTGAATAAGGAATATAGCAGTCTGCAAATGTAATATTTAAATCTAGTTCGCAATCTTCACAACACAATGGTATATCACAAGGAAAATCTTTAGTTAATTCTATAGTTTTTACTACTCCACATTCGTTATAATCTACAGTATAATTTATTTCTAAATTTGCAGAAGGTGAAGGAGGTATTTGACCCATTCCAGAAATAGCATCTAGAGGAGCAGCAGGAGGAACAGTTCCTCTGATATTTATGTTAGTTATATCTCTGTTGTATAAGTAATTAAATGTAGTAGCATCATACACTAATACATTTCCAAAATCTTCGGCAACATATATCTTTCCATCTAATACTGCTATTCCTGGAGGACTCACAGCATTTATAGAGAATGATAAGGGTGAACTTGAAGCTACAAGAGCCTTTGTAATATAATTAAATTTTCTTATTATAAATACAGGGGTACTAGTAAAGTTGCCCTGTAACATGTAAACATGTGTACCATCAAATGCAATATCATTTACACAACTATCAACTCCATAAAGAGCAGTTATATCTGAAAATATAGTATAAGTTAAAGTTGAGAAATCGTATTCTCTAATCTCATATTCTGTTGCAGGAAGAAATCCTCCAGGCTGCATTCCTTGAACCCAATCTATTAATACTAAATCATCACTTACTGCTTCTAAAGAAACATAAAAGCCATCTTCATAGTCTGCTCCAGAAGGTTCTGCTATCATTGTAAAGTTAGATAAAACTAACGTATTCCAATCAATATCATATCTGCCTACAAATGAATAATTCATAGGAAATGTTCCTGTAGGGTCTGGTGCTGTAAACCAATTAATCAAAAATATTTTATTGGCAGTTACTGCTATATCGCCATCTCCTGTATTTAAAGGCACTGTAATGTTTCCGTCAACAGGGTGGTTATAAACTACTGTTGGAGGGAAAGTAAGCTTAAAAGTAGCATCTCCTGTATTTACATTATATTCATATATTTCTCTGGCAAATGACTTTCCAAAATATATCTTTCCATCATTTCCACAATTTAAAGCTTTAAAAGCATTTATATCTTTTACTTTTAAATTCCAATCATTATTTGTATCTTTTACTATAGAAATATCAGGACTAGATATATAAATATTAGTTAAGTAATTATTGTAATCAGGAAGTCCTACACAAGAAAAATCAGGGGTTATTTTTAATAAATAATCATCATTACCTATGTAAACCCAACAAGGAGCATATTCTATAGATAAAGTGGGTTCTAAACATGATTCACAATAACTTATATCCTTTTGTATTTCAAAATTACAACCTTTTCCATCTACTATTTTTAAACTAACCTCAAAGTCTGAAACAATATTTCCATTAATCCAATCAAGAAATAACACAGGGTCTGTTACAGTTTTACCACTAGGCAAAGTAAATTTTGTAGTATCAAAAGTCCAATTATATGTAATAGTTCCAAAACTATTAAATATAACTGGAGTTATTTTAATTCCAGTAGGAGTTGCCTCTATGGTAAGAGCGTTAATAAATAATTTACATAAATTATTTACAGTGTCTTCACATATAGTATCGTATTTTGACACACAAATTATCTCTTTAGTATTACAATTTAAACTATTTATATAGTTTTGTATAATAACAGACTCTAATTCTTGAGAGTCAGGTCCAATATGGTCAATAAAATTAATTACCAGTTGTGGTAATGAGCACTTAATTACATCCACTGCAACAAGATTTAGAATTTAATTTATCTATTATAATAGGGTTATTTAAGTATGCAACTATTCTTTCGTATAATTCACACATTTCTGCACAATTACAACCTCCGCAATTTCCAGAAGTAGTTAGTGCTAAATAATATAGATACATATTTTTATTTAATGTATCATCTTCTAAGGCATCTTCTAATAATGAGGCTATTTTACATTTAATAGTACAATCAGCAAAAAAACACTGAGTTTCTTCTATAGTTGAGCCATCTACTAATGTATATATAAGTTTAATTCTATAAACCCCATCTATAAAGTTTACAAGATTAAAAGATGCTGGTCGTAAGTATAAATAATCTAACCCATAAAACCAATTTCCTTGGCTATTAAAGTTAAATAAAAATATCTCAATAGTTGTAGACATATTAAAACTAATAGGAACTATACCTGTAGGTAATCCTGTTATTCTAAGTTCATTGCCAACAAGTATAACACTTAAACCAACAGTACTTAATCCATTGTTTGTCAACAAATCAGTTATTGCAGTTAAGTAATCTCCTACTGTAGCAGTAGCCATGTCTATATTTAAGTTATCTATAGAAAATTCTTGGCCAGTTATTATATGTTTAAAAATAATTTCATCCAAAATATCATTTTTAGCAATATTCTGAGATAAATTTATTGACCAATAATTAAAATGAGTGTATTGCAATTCCTTTTTAATAGGGGTTTCTCCACAATTAATATTATACTCTAATTCTACTTTTGTAAACTCAGAAGGCATTAATAACAAATTTTCCTTTAATCTTTGAATTGTAGGAGAATCTAATTTAAGGTACTGGCAATTATAGTTTTCTACTGTTAACATTTTTATATTTTTTTATATATCCAATAAATTCTATTGGAAAGTTATTTATATGTTTAATAATATTAAATAGTTTCTATCAGTCTTTTTAGTTTTAATTCATCTAAACACTGTAGACAATATTTATCTATTTCTTGATACTCAATACATTCCTCTATTTCTTCTTCAAGATATTTAGAAGATAGTATTTGTTTTTTACTGTAATCAACTGTAAATGCAAAGAAAGAAAATAATTTTTTATTTTCTAAATATATTTTGACATTTTCTATATCAGCAAGAGTATTGACAGGAACTGGTACAAAAAAAGTACCTACCCAAACTCCATTTGGTTGTGGAAGTGGGGGAAAATCCCACACAAAACTTTTATCAGTTTTAATTATTTTTTTCACTTTCTTTACAAATATCTCAGCTTTAGTTCCTATTATTCTAGTTAAAGTTTTTGTAATTGTATAATCTTCAGTCTCTTCTAA